CATGGGCGGCAGCGATGCCTTGCGGCAGGCGGTTGTCAGGCTTTGGCATGGTGCGCCTTCCACAGGGCCTCGGCCTCGTCCAATTGCTGGCCCAGCAGCGCCAAGGCGCGCTGGATGCGCCAATACTCTTCCGACCCCTCCCATGCCTGCTTCAGTAGTTCCTCATGGGTTTGGATGCTCGCCATGATAACGCGCAGCGATTTGAACGCTGGCGGGCTAGTCTTGATCATTATCTAGTTCCCTCGTTGCGGTTTCGATCCAATACGCCAGCAGGGCCACTATGCCCCCGCCCAGCAGCAGGCCCACTATGGCCATGCGTATCCAATCCAAAATTGTCATTGCATCCCCCTCGGGAGCGGTGTAACGTGATCTTGTGCGCGGCGGCTTTCCCTCCCGACAAGCCGCGCACCGCTGGCCGGGTCGAGCATCTGCCTCACGGCTCCCCGGCCAGCGGCCCTTCCACAGGGCTTGGGTCGTAATTCCAGCCCGGCAGCTTGACCGTTACGGCGTAGTGGTCGCCGTCAAACGTCACCGCCTTGATCCGCGCCAGCCTGATGCCTGACCGCATACGAGGCTCCGCCCATTCAATACTGATTGAAACGGCTTCAGGTAGCGGTATCTTGTCGCGCTCGGCCAGCCAGCGCGCGTATTGTATGGCCTTCTTTTCGTCGGCTTTCATCTGATGGTTTTCCTTGCGATTAGCAGGCAAAGCGCCCGCAGGATTAGAGTTAGCATGGGTTCCCCCATTGTTCGGCCATGGCATCCGCGATGCCTTGAAACGTCGCGCTGCGTATTTTCCAGCGGTCAGCGGAGGGCGGCAGGTTGTACCATTGCGGCAGGCTGCGCCCTGACTTGGTGACGTGCCGCGCGCCCTTGCCGACAATGTTTGTCGGCGTCAGGTGCGGCAGGCCCTTCAACCATAGGCAGGTGGTCTTGGTTGCCTCATGCCCAAACTGCCAAGGTTGTATAACTTGGTCGGGCTTACGGATGCGCGAGGAAATCACGCTGACCGGGTTTTCCAGCGCGATGCGGGCGATGGGCGCGGCCAGCAGCAGGCGGACAAAGGCCAGCGCCTCGGCCTGCTCGGCCTGCTTATCCTTGAACCATCGCGCCCCACTCACGGCCAAATGAGTGCATGGTGGGTGCGCCACCATTAAATCCCACCCATCGCCTAGAATGTCTTGCACCGGGCCTTGGTAGTGGGGGCCGGGTGCTTCGCTTGGCAGCAAGTCGCATGATACGGCGTCATGCCCGCGCGCAAGGAACGCGTCCCGCACGGCGCCGGAGTATTCGCAGGCAATTAAGACGCGCATGGTGCGGCCCTCTCATGCTGCGCCAGCACGGCGCGCAAGATTTCATCAGCGTCGGCCTTGGTTGGCCATGGGATGCCATGGAACGCCCCGCCGGGGGCGTTTACCAGATACCAGAACAAGCCAATTTTCTTCACCATTCGCTGCGCTTCCCTCGGTCTAGGCTAGGCCATTGATGCACGGCCGGGCGGCCTGTTCGGTCGGGCATCTCAAACACGGCGGCGGGCTTCTTGTCCGTGGTCAAATCCCAATCATTGCGCCAGAGGCGCACCGCATCGGCAGGGCTATGCGCCTCCACTACAAGGCTCATATCGTTTCCATTTTCGTCATCAGAATAGACTAAGTAAATGCGCGTCATGGCTTGGCCCCTTTGGCTTGCGCGATTAACGCCTTAGCGCTGGCAAGCATCCCCTCGCCGGCCAATAGCGCGCTTGCATCGGCATAATGGTGCGCGAACCCTAACAGGCGCTCACACATGTTCAACAGGTCTGGCGCGGCCGCGATCAGCGCCGCGTCGGCCGCGCGCTGCGCCAGCAGGTCGCGGCCCCTCTCGGCCGCATACTGCGCCGCCTCGCGGCCCGGATGCGACAGCGTGGCAGGCCCGACATGCAGCGCGCCATAGGCACCCTTACTGATAGCCCATGGGCCGGGCGTGTGTTGTGTCATGGCTCACGCCTCCCGCTCAGATATGACAAAGCAATAGCCCGCATTGCCGGGCAGGCCGCCCCCAAGCAACCGGCGGCCGGGTCGCATCAAGCCCTTTTGCTCCATAAGGTCTAGGGCAGCTTGCGCGTGGTTTTCCTCCAGCGTCAGCGCGTGGTCATATGGCCGCACAATCCGCCCGGCTTCCGCGCGCGCCGATATGCGCGAGCCTTTGTAATTGGTTGGGCCGTGATACTTGGTAACAATAGCTTGCGTCATGTCGTGTTTCCCTCTCATGTTCGGCAATGGCGCCGTCGCAGGGTGCCCCATGGGCGCCTTGCGAGGGCGAGGCGCCGTAGCGCCCGGCCTAGTCACCATGCGCCAAGCGCTTCTAGGGCTTGGCGATCCTTGTCCATGGAGATGCGCGCGCCCTTGGGCAGGGCATCGAATAGGGCGGTTACTTCCTTTTGTATGGCGCGCTGCTCGGCAGACATGAACATAAGCGCCGCAATGCTTGCCTTATACGGATTGCAGGACAGCATTGCGCCCTGCCATGCCGCATAGGCTAGGCTTTGGCTTGGTGGTGCGGCAGACAATAGCCGCCCCTTGCGAGGGCCGCGCGTGACAAGCGCGGCTTGCAGCGCGGCAACGGCCGCATCTGAGAGGTTGGCGAGGGCGGTGGTGGCGGTGGTGGTGGTCATGGTGTTAGCCTTTCGCAATGGTGGCGGCGGCGCGCTTGGCGGCGCCATGGGCGGGAAAACCTACAATCACTTTGCGATCACGCACGGCGCATAGGCCGCATGAAGCGCAAGTTACGTCATCGCGATACGTGGCAGGGCACGTGGCCACCTTGCGGCCCTCTGGCGTGGTAGTGTCGGCGCGGGTGCCTTCCACCGCATCCTGTACCACTACAACCGGGCCGATATTGAGGGCCGCAAGCTGGTCAGCATGCGCTAACGTGTTAGCCGATAGATTGACTGTGAAGCCCTTGGCATTGGCGAAGCGCAGCAAATCACCATTGGCGCCATGCTGCGCGGGCTTATGCGTGTACGTGAAGCCGCGCTTGCCTTCATTGGCGCTGATCAGCGCCAGCATGGCCGCCTTGTCGATCATGTCACCTTCGCCCGGCAGGTCGCCCGCCACGTTATGGCGCCATAGCGTGCCCTCTGGCAGCGCTGCAATATCGGCCACAAGGGCTTGCAAGCTGCCGCCGCGCGCGCCTTCTGTCACCGCGCGCCAATGCATGGCGAGCGGCCCTCCCTTGGCATAGCACCCCTTAGCCTTCAATGGGCAAGCATCAGGGCACGTGTCTGCGCTGGTAACCGTTGTCGGAATAGGTCCGGTTTTGCGGTTTTGGCTTTTGCGCGTGAAATGGTAGTTAGACATGGTTTTTCCCTCCCTACTGATTAAGGCGTCACGACAAGCGCGAGCCAAAACGCAAACAACACAAGCGCGCCAAGCGCTATTTGTGCAAGCAATTCTATTGCAAACCTCATGTTTTTCCCTCCAAAAATAGGCAATCCGTTTTGCCGATGCACATTCTTTTACAGGCTAATTAAGGCAAGAATAAGGCAACCTAGAATTTATTACATGACATTTTAGTAATGTGGGCGTAATTTTGCGTTAACCTAAAACCGGAAAAATCGGCTTTTTAGGTAGGGTTTGCGGTTGCCTAGTCGACAACCATGCTACGTGGGGCTATGTAGTTGGCGAAAAAGGCTTTTTTCATTTTTCCTAGGCTTTCTAGGTAATAGTAATATAACCAACTGCCACTTAGATATTAATTAACATATGTAAAGTATAATGACCTATAGGATAGTTGTACTATCTCACTTGGGGGCGATGAAAAACGCATGACCTAGAATGCCTAGATGACCTATCGATGACCTAGGCCGCGCAAACGGCCGCGTATCCCGCCCCAAGCTTTGCTCTATATTCTATTACGCATTGCGATAGCAGCTAGCTGGCGCGTGTCGTGCTGGCGCGATGTTTTCGGCATTACCTAGATTGCCGATATTGCCTATCGCGCCACCTGGCAAACGTTACGTTATAACGTAACAGATTATGCTGCAATGCAATGTGACCAAATGCTAATATTAGCCCGCGCTAATATAAACATCTGGACATATGAATAGCTATTCAGATGTTCACGCCTGGCCTCGACCATCCGGCCGCGCGCCAAGGGCAGGGGGGAGGGGGGCCGGCGGCCGCCCCGTCCCGGTCACGGAGGGACCGCAAACAATTTTTTATTTTTTGCAAACCCAGCCAGCCATGCTATACAAAATCTATGGCAGTCTTTTCGCTCCCCTATGAGCCGCGCAAACTGGAAGCCACCGAGGCGCGGTTGGAAGCCATCTATCACGCCGCGCGTAATGGATTGCGTGGCGAAGCCCTAGCGCTCGCCTCCGGCATGACGCCGACCGAATACCGCGCGCTGTGCGAGTTTGACCCGCTGGCGGCACTGGCCGCGGAGAAGGGCCGGGCCGACGGCGAGATGGAGATGTCCAAGGTGCTGCACGACGCCGCCCGCGCCGGCGACGCCAAGGCGGCGCTGGATGTGCTGAAGCACGTCCACGGCTGGGTCGCCAAGCAGGCCGTGCAGGTCGAGGTCAACCAGACCATCTCCATCACCTCCGCACTGCAAGAGGCCCAGCGCCGCGTGATTGAAGGCGTGGCCGAGGCGGCGCACGTAATCGAACAGGCAGAAAATGCAAACCACACGGTATAGCGCCGACGACGAAATGGAACTGATGAGCCGGCTGTGGACGCCGGCCATCAAGGACGACCCGCTGAAGTTCGTGCTGTTCGTGTTCCCGTGGGGCCAGCCTGGCACGCCGCTGGAACACTTCGACGGCCCGCGCAAGTGGCAGCGCGAGGTGCTGCAACGCATCGCCGACCATGTGAAGCAGAACAACGGCAAGATCGACTTCGACACGCTCAGGATGGCGACGTCATCCGGCCGCGGGATCGGCAAGTCGGCCTTAGTCAGTTGGCTGGTCATCTGGATGCTGACCACGCGGATTGGCTCGACAACCATCGTGTCGGCCAACTCCGAGGCGCAGCTTCGGTCGATCACATGGGCGGAAATCACTAAGTGGCTCTCGATGGCGCTCAACAGCCATTGGTTCGAGGTCAGCGCCACGCGGCTGATGCCGGCCAAGTGGCTGACGGAACTGGTGGAGCGCGACCTCAAGATGGGCACCCGGTACTGGGGCGTCGAGGGGCGGCTGTGGTCGGCGGAGAACCCCGACGCCTACGCGGGGGTCCACAACTTCGCTGGGGTCATGCTGGTGTTCGACGAAGCCAGCGGTATCGACGACAGCATCTGGTCGGTCGCGGCGGGCTTTTTCACGGAGAACACGCCGCACCGCTTCTGGCTGGCGTTCAGCAACCCGCGGCGCAACAGCGGCTACTTCTACGAATGCTTCCACTCCAAGCGAGACTTCTGGGACACCAAGATCGTGGACGCGCGCACGGTCGAGCATACGGACAAGCAGGTCTACCAACAGATCATTGACGAGTACGGCCCCGACAGCACCCAGGCCCACGTCGAGGTGTACGGTCAGTTCCCCAACGCGTCCGACGACCAGTTCATCGGGGCCTCCACTGTCGACGACGCCATGCGCCGGCCGCAGCACAAAGACCCGTCGGCGCCCATCATCATCGGCGTGGACCCGGCGCGGTTCGGGTCCGACAGTACGGTCATCGCCATCCGGCAGGGGCGCGACATCGTGGCGATCAAGCGCCACAAGGGCGACGACACCATGACGGTGGTGGGCCACGTCATCGACGCCATCGAGACGTACAAGCCGGCGCTGGTGGTTATCGACGAGGGGGGCCTGGGCGCCGGCATCGTCGACCGGCTGAAGGAGCAGCGGTACAAGATCAAGGGGGTCAACTTTGGGAACAAGTCGAAGAACCCG